CAAGAATTTAGAATTTTAACCAAATGATATTATCTATAGCCTTAGGTATTACCAGTGCCGCAATAGCTGTATACTCATCTTATAAGACTATACCTGTATGTTGTAATGCTGCATCGCGAGATGTTGCATTACGTTATGTTAAAAGTTCTAGGAAATCTAACATCTTAACGGACCTTGATGATACACCAGATAACTTGTTTGTTGACTGTTTCATTGATGGAATCGTTGTAGATCAGCCCCTTGAAGTAGGGGAAGTCACCATCTCACCTCCAGGAACGCGTGTGTTAGCTATCCACACGTTTGGAAGAGGGTTGGCTGAGCAGGGACATCAAAGTCCCACACCCACCTCAATGGAGGTGGGCGGAACACTGAGCGGAGGGGTTTCTATTTCGAAGGAGCCTATTGAGGTAAAACTCCATAGGAGACAACGAAAGGGAGCCCGGCACGCCATTCGATCTCATGTTATTGCGGCATGTAAAGTCGAATTTGGGGTGCCAATTCGTAATGCTGCTAATTTAGCGGCGGTACGTCGTTATTCCGGACGTGTGTTCAAAGAGGCGGGGGTGAGGCCTACTCATACACGCCAACATTTGCCTTTTGTTCTCGAGGCTGTGTTCGTTCCTGATAAGTACGAGGTGGAATCTAAAATTCTTGCCAGTACTATGCAGGTTCGGATGCGCAAGTTCGTCCACTGGTGGTTTACTCCACCTGGTGAGGCGTCCTTATGAAGACACGTGTGCAGGCTGGTAGGGGTAAGTCACTCCACGAGTTTGACTTGCGATGATCTGTCCTACTCAGTTCATGCACACAGGAAGACCAGGGAGCGCTCCGCATGGTATGTGGGTGGGATGGCGCCCCCAAATAGGATCTTACAGGTCAATAATCCCGATATTGGAACCTTACGAACAGCAATTATGGAACGCATGTTTTATTGCAAAGTTAACGGCCAGTTCGTAAGGCCGCCAAGTGTAAAGGTTAGTACGGTACGCACTGCTCTTAAAGAATTCCACTCCAAACTCTGTAATTCACTTCCAGTATCCACCCCCATTTCCCCTGATGAGTTTTGTCAGATGTATGTGGGTCGAAAGAAGAAAATTATGGAACGTGGTAGGGATATTTTTATGGAGCGTGGTGTGCGTAGACAAGATGCTGTATTAACCTCGTTTGTAAAGGCTGAAAAAGTCAAGCCGGCTTCTGCTCCCAGGGTAATTAATCCTAGGAATGTGGTTTATAATGTGGCACTTGGTGTGTACATTAAGCCGATTGAACATATCATCTATAGGAAAATCCAGAAATTGTACGGGAGTGTTACTCCAGTCGTTTTTAAGGGTCTTAATGTTGATGATATGGGTTTAGCTATGTTAGAGAAGTGGAGATCTTTTAATGATCCCGTTGCTGTGGGGTTAGACGCAATGAAGTTTGATATGCATGTTAGTGCCGCGATGTTGGCATGGGAACATTCTATATATAAACGCGTTTATCCTGGCAGTAGGGACCTTCAAAAGCTTCTTCGATGGCAGATCAAAAATGTGGGAAGGGGGTACTGTTTTGACGGCACTCTTAAGTACCACATTCTGGGAAGAAGGTGTAGCGGTGATATGAATACTGCTTTGGGAAATTGCATCATAATGACCGGAATGATATATTCTTGGGTGCGATTGAAGCAAATAAAAATAGAACTTGCTAACAATGGAGATGACGCGGTGGTCATATTGGAAAGGAAAGATGTGGGAAAATTGTTGTCGGGAATTGAGAATTATTTTCTAACTTTAGGATTTCGGATAACTGTGGAGCCAGCTGTGGATGTATTTGAACAGATTGAGTTTTGCCAAATGCATCCAGTAGTTATGCCCACTGTTTGCCGTATGGTTAGAAATTTTACAACGTCCCGGGAAAAGGACACAATTGCATTGCTTGATATTGGGAAACCACTTGCTTACGCTAAGTGGATGGGAGCTGTTGGTGAAGGTGGACTTGCTTTATGTAGCGGGATCCCAGTTTTACAATCCTTCTATCACGCTTATGCTCGTGTTGGGGTGGCTAGCAATATCATAAATGCCGTACAGATGCAATGTGGGGCACTATTCTTGCGAATAGGGATGCAGGCTAAAATAGAACCTGTTAGATCTATCACTAGATCATCGTTCTATGCCGCATTTGGTATTACTCCAGATGAACAAGTTTCTCTGGAGGAGTATTATGACAAGATTAGTCTTAAGTTTGGGGGCGAGGCGGCCATTGATAATTTGTTATCAATACCACCATCACCATTTTAATGAAAGTTTACGGAAATTATTGCGGACCAAACTGGTCGGCGGGAAAGCACCAAACTAGCGTCGTTAGTGATGTACCAGCTACTGACGAGTTGGATGAAGTTTGCAAAATACATGATGCCTGTTATGCGTTAAATAAACCATTGCAGGAGTGTGATGCAACCTTTGTCCAAGCGATGCTCAAAAAGCGAACCCCGCTAGCGCTGGCAATGGCAGCCGCGGTTGGCGCTCAGTACGGAGTGCGCAGAATTGATAATATTATCAACAAACTTACCAAACAACAAAAATTCAAAAATAACACTGTACCTTCAAATTTTATGTTTTTAGCAAAATCTGATTGGAACAACCACCCTATATCAAATATGACCAAGAAAACCACGCCAGCAAAATCCGTTGTGAGAACAAGCACGATTCCTAATCCACCTAAGGGTGAGCGAATTGTGGCTGTGCCCACTTACGTGCCATTATCAAAGGTTCCCTTTTCATCAATGCCGTCTAATTACGCTACTCGCTCAAAAGGCAGAGGGCCTAAGATTTCGTCAAGAAATGGAAAGACAGTCCTTAACCATCGTGGATTGGTTTCAGTAATTAACGGCTCCACTACATTTGAA